TCTCCAGTAATTTCTAATTATATATTTTTCTCCACTAGTTACTGCCTTCACTCCATGGTAATGTGGTGGACCAGATGAAACACGAGAATGTCTCCAGCAGATGGCTTATACGAATAATCTTTTTTTATAATCCATGGGTCATTTTCGTCAAGGAATCGGAACATAATCTCTCCGCCATCATAGTCTTCGTTTAGATAGAAAACTGCAGTAATTCCAAACTTTAATCCAGGATTGTAGGCAAACTCTCTTTGATAGTCTGTATGGTGCATCATCGCATAATCTTTGTGATGCTCTGGGTTTGTAATATACTTTGCAATATTCCAACCATCTTCAACCCAGTTATCTAGCGAAACATTATTGCTTTCCTTGTATAGCTTAGTTGCGTGGTAAAACAAATCTTCTATCTGAGCCTCAAAATACTGTGGCTCTCCAGGGGCAGTTTCTTTATAGTTTTTAGCTTTTCTCCACTCTTCGAGAGTCGGAAATTCTTTAAATATTCCTGAATCTAGGTTTGGACCGTCCGCTACTTTTCCAAAAGTATACCAGTCTTTCCACTCTTTATTTTCATTAAAGTAATTTACAAAATCTTTAGGATTTTCTATAGCACCCTTAAAGACCCAAACCAAATCATCTATTTTTTCAACATTAAAATTATACACTGCAGCCTTTTTTCATATCCATGTCATTGTGAATCCAGTGACTAGGAATCATATACTTAACTCCAGATTTTACTGTGTGTGCAATGTGGTAGTATGGAGCTGAAGATGGAAAAATAATTACACTTCCAGCACTTGGTTTTACCCCAAAATCTATTTGATTCTTTTGTACCGCAACGTCGTAATCTAGGTCTGGGCTATCTACTTGATTATGATCCTCATAATCTGATAGCTTAAATGAAATCTCTCCACCCTCGGGGACTTCGTTTAAGTACATAACCAAAGAATACCTAAGAGTTTTATCTCCGTCTAGCTGATCGTAATGTGCACCCATTGCTGCCCCAGTATCATACTTTTTAATATTAAAAACTGGAAACAGTCGTGGCTCATCTGCATCTCCTACTGACTTCGCATAGTCCTTGCATACCTCATATAATGCTTTCATAATGTTGAGGTAAACATATTCCATTTTGCTTCTGTATGGCTCAGCCATTTGATTAATCTGATTTAGGTCAAAAGTCTGGGTTTCTCCATAGATAAAGTCTTTGTCGTCTGAAGCAGTCCACTTGCCCCACAGCCCACCGCCATCTAAAATATTCATTTCAGTAAGTTCAGAGATTGTGTCCATAACTTGCTGAAAATTTTCAATTGCATCTTCATAGTAGTAAACCTTGTCATGCAGCATATTTTTTTTCATGTTAATACTTATTCCTCTCATTAAATACTTTCTTTAGCTTTTCAATCATTTGAGTCGCCACCTATCTTATACGGATTGCCATCTAGATCTAGCTTATATCCATCTTTGAGCAAATCTTGCCATTCTTTTTTCTCTAATTCTTGAGACTCTCTAATTTTTTTCATTTCTTCTGCCCATGCATCTCTGACTTCTTGAGGATAAGCATCTTCTTCACGGTCATCCCAGAATGATCCTATGGTATACCTAACTCCAGACTCTATTAAGGTTACTTCGTGCATGTTGTTAAATCCACCATTAAATGCCGCCAACATTCCGACTTTTGGAGATATTTCTAAATCCTGTTTTGGAAACTTTAAGGTTCCTCCAGAAAAATCATCATTTAAATAAAGAAATGCCGCATATCGACTTCTTGCAAACGGTCCAGTATTTCCGTGTTCATCTGTATTGTCTGAATGAACTCTGGCGTAAGCCCCAGGCTCCCACTTCTGAGTATGATAGCCTATCTCCACTATTGTGCTTGGGTCTAGGTCGTGGACTGAGGCTACCGCTTCAACTATTTTGGCTTTGATTTGTACAAAAATGTCTGAGGGCAAGCCAGACTCAACAATTTCAGCGTCTCCCTCTTTTGGAAGGGTGGAAGAGTAGGATTCATAAAAAGAAATAGGCGTCCACGTTAAGGTTGCGTTATCAGCAGCTTTATCTAAAACCTCTATAATCTTTGCAGACTCTTCTGGTGTTAGAAAATTTTCATAAACTACAATATCTTCTGTCAGCCTATTTTTATTTTGTAGGTTTGTCATTTACACCACTCCCATTAAATTATACCACGTCTTGTGGCTTTGTCTTATGAGCTAGGATTGTCCAGAAAAATGGAACTGTATATCGAATGCCAGACTTAATTTCAGTCACACCGTGGATGTAGTTTTTGTCTCCAGGGAAGAAGTATGCTGCACCAGCCTTTGGCTTAAATTGAATACCCTGGTTAGGGAAATACAATTCCCCTCCCTCATAGTCGTCATTAATATAGAACAGTCCAGCTAAATCGTAATATGGAAAATCGTTTGGCGTTCCAGCATCTGGACCTTCGTGCAACTCTTTATCTGCGTGTGGCATTTGAAGCTGCCCAGGCAGCCATCTAACCATTGCTGGGCTGGTCGGATTAGCGTCAACTCCAAAAAAGTTATCCACTTCAATTTTTAGCCTTGCTACCATCTTTTCTATGAGATCTGGAATCTCTGGATCGCCCTTTTGAATTGTTGGATAGGTGGCAACACGATTTGCCCAATAGTCTGCATCGTAAATTACTGTTCCATTTTCATTATGATGAGTTTCTGTGACATCCCAGTTATTATTATTTCTAATAAAATTGTTTAGCCTTGATAGCTCTTCTTCTGTCATAAAATTTTCAAGAGAAACGATATTATCTGCAGACTCTCCAAAAAATCCAGACGGGGTAATTGACACCCTATCTACCCAATGATTATTTCTTAAATCATCCATAAACATATTCTCCTATTCATACTTTCTTTTTTCCCAAACATCTCTTAGATATACCCCGCCATCTGGAACCCTGTATTTATCAGAATTTGCCATATTCTTTTTTACGATAGACAGTCCTGACTCTTTTACATACTCAGATGTCCAGTCTTCTCTTTTAAATGGCATCATTTGCATATAAGGAGTTCCTGCTGGCAAAACGCCAGTCCAGTCTTTAGCAATAAAGAATGGCATAGTTCCTGGCAAGTTTACCTTATCATTATCAATTATACCGCTAGTTGTCAAAAATGGTAGATCATACCTGTCATAAGGCTGTGAATAAAGAACGCTATATCCTTGTGGAACCTCTACAGCCCAGTCTGGAAACCATGCAAAGTGTTTTTCGTGATAGCCTCTTGGGCCTTCAAACTGTGGCATTTTTTCTCTGTCTTGGATAAAATCAGAATACTTTGGATCTAAAACTTTTGCAGAAATCTTATTGCTGCTATCCATAAAAAATTCAATATCGCAAGGAGTTCTATAGACATACCCAGTAGTAAGAACATCATACATCGCTGGACAAGCCTTCCACGTTGGGACTTTTCCTCCATCTGGCCCCACATAGCTTTTTCCATCTGGGTTTTTGTAAAATCTATCTGCTGAAATATACCATTCTGGAAGGCTCTTTGAAGTTGGCTTTGGGGCAGAAGCATCTTCTTCAGAAAGCCACCCCCTATTAGTTACAAATTTAATCTTTGGCATTATCTTTCACTTTCATTAAAATCTTTTTAGCATCGTGATAGCCAGCTGGACAACCCTTATGGTCGATGGCATCTCTATAAAAATGTGTCCACTCTCCACTAGAATTCATAGCTTGTTGAGCCTCTCCTCGCTCAAACATATTATCGACCCACTTTTGTGTCATATATGCTGGCCTATCGTTTCTAATTTCTAGTTCATGGTTTTGAATATCTGACAAAGATATTGGCACGATTGCTGCAATTGGAGTCTTTGCTGGAATTGTTATTTCAACGTTAGGCTCTGTAATCATCCAGGATACTGGAAACTCGTTAGAAAGAACAGATGTACTGATTAGTGTGGTCATACACTGAGCCCCTCGAATAAATTGATTAGGAACTGGCATTGTTAGTAAAGTAAAATTTTCATTTTCTTCGCCAGTAAAAGTTATGTCTGTGTAAAAACTTATGGTTGCATTACCTCGTCTAGGAGTTACATATTTTTCACCAGAAATAATTTTTACATGGTCTGGTGATGAGTCGTTTACACCGTCCCAAATAAACACGATGTCCTCTGGATAAGATATTCCCCAGCCAAGCCTATTTGACAAAGATACTGGAAAACATTGGTATGCATGCTTTTCAAAAGTTATATCCATCCAATCACGATGCATTGGCAACTGGTCTATAACACTAACATCTCCAGAGGTGTATGCAAAAACTTTTTTCATCAATCCCCAGTTTCTTGATAAAATTCTGGCTTGTGATACTTTTCTGAATAATCTAGCATTGTTACGATCGAATGCTTTGTTCCAGACTCAACTGGCAAAGACTTGTGTGGATACATATAGTTTGATGGGAATATGAACAAGTCTCCAGCCCTAGGCTTAACCTTTAACCCTTGGAGCCTAAACTCTAGCTCACCGCCCAAATAATCATCATTTGGATAGGCTACTAAAGAAACTACGCAGTTATAAGAATATCCGTTATCTGAGTGTTCTTGAAAGTGTTGTCCTGGGCCATACTTTACAAAATTCATAGCTTCCCAGTATCGTAATTCACCAATGTTAAACTTTTTTGCGTAGTCTTTTACTGCCGCAACTTTTCTGTCATATAGGTCTTGCCATAGATCCTGTAGGGTTTTTGATGCCTCTGATGTGTC